AAAGTTAAGAACGCTCGTATATTGCGGGCGATGAAAGCGGCCGGGATTGAGAATTCAGCCGCTCTTGCGCGCGCCGCCGGCCTTGAACCAACAACCGTTGGCGAGTTGGTAAACTTCAAGAAACGGCCAATCACGACCAAAGGCGAATGGCGGGAGGCTGCTCTCTCCATAGCGACGGCCCTTCACCGGAGCCCGGAAGAGATTTGGCCGGAGCATCTGCAGCGCATCGCGGCACTCAAGACCGAGTGCGAGCTTGATCTGACCGTTGAGCAATTCGGCGCCATCAGCAACGGCGAGCAGTCGATACTGGATCGCGACACGGTGACGACGCTTCTAGCGAACCTTCCAGCCCGTGAGCGCTCAATCGTTGAGATGCGCTACGGCCTCAACGGCAACGGCGCTCATACGCTGGCTGAAACCGCCGATGAATACGGGATAGGCCCAGAGCGCGTTCGCCAAATCGAGATGAAAGCGTTTCGCCGGATGACAGACGCAGCCCGCACTAAAAGGATTGCCGCATGAGCGATATTGACTTGGCCGCTATAGTGGCGGAAGATGCAAAGACTTCGGGCGCCGTTCCTGCACAGGAAGCGCCTGCTCCGGTCGAGGATACGGCGGAAGCGACCACCGCCCCGGCTGAAGAAGCCGCGGAAGAGCAGCCATCTGACGCCGAGGGCGACGCGCCCCAGTCGAAGAAACCGGGCGGCGGCTTCCAAAAGAGAATTTCAGAGCTAACCCGCGAAAAGCATGAGGCAAAGCGCGAAGCAGAGCAACTGCGCGAGATGCTGTCCAAGGCCCTGGGCCAGACGCAGCAGACCGCGCCGGCAGCCGAGCAGAGCGACGAGCCCCGTTCAGAGCAGTTTACCAGATACGAGGATTTCGTCGCGGCAAAGGCCGAATGGAAAGCGGAGCAGCGGATTCAGTCCACGCTCGGCAACCTCCAGAAGCAGGCCAGTGTCGCGGATCAGGAGAGGGCCAGGATCGAGGCCGTCAAGGTCTTTGAGCGCGAAGCAAAGGCTCAAGGCAAGGCGATTCAGGGGTTTGACGACGCGCTGGACATGGTGCGCTCCGATGACTTCCCGATGACCCCGGCGGTTGCGGACTACCTTCTCAACGCCGACCACAAGGCGGCGCTGGTCAAGTATCTGGCGGACAATGAGGACGAGGCTTTCAGGCTTTCACGCCTAGGTGCAGTCGCGGTTGGCAGAGAACTGGCAAAGGTCGAGATGCGTTTCGCGTCGAAGCCCAAGCCGAAAACTTCATCGGCCCCGCCGCCGCCGGCAACAGTGTCCGGGGGCGCGGCAGCACCGCAATCGATCGAGCGCATGGGTCATAACGACGTGCTCAAGTGGGTACGTGAGTTGGACCAGAGGCGCTGACGGAAGCGTTGGCGAGAGTTCGAGGGGCCTAACCCAAGGTTAGGTCATCATGGCAAATACTATCATCACTCCCAGCATCATCGCGAAGGTGGGGCTGGCTCAGTTGGAAAACAATCTCGTGATGGGCAAGAAGGTCTATCGCGACTACTCCCGCGAATTTGTGAAGGTCGGAGACTCGATCAGCGTCCGCCGTCCCGTCAAGTTCACGGCTCAGGATGGCGCCGTCGCCATCAATCAGGACGTGACGGAAGGCAAGTTCACGCTCAGCATGGACAAGCGCAAGCACGTTTCGTGGTCTTTCTCGACGCAGGATCTCACCCTGTCCATCGAGGAGTACAACGAGCGGTACATCAAGCCGGCCGCCATCGCTCTGGCGAACCAGATCGATTACGACCTCACCGGCCTCTATAACCGCGTGTGGAACTGGGTCGGCACGCCAGCCTCGCCGGTCGACTCGTTCGCGGACTTCGCCAAGGCGCCCCGGCGTCTGGATGAAGGCGCGGTGCCGCAGGACAACCGCTATGCTGTCCTGTCTCCAGCCGACTCCTGGGGCCTCATCGGCTCGCAGACTGGCCTGTTCATGCAGGACGTTGCACGCGGCGCCTATCGCCGTGGCGATCTCGGTGAGATCGGCGGCGTCATGACGGCGATGGACCAGAACATCCGCACGCATACCAACGGCGCGGCGGCTGGTGGTGGCCTCATCAACGGCGCGAACCAGAACGTGACCTATGCCGCGAGCAAGGACACGAACACGCAGACGCTCATCACCGATGACTGGACGGCTTCGACGACCTTCAAGGCCGGCGACGTGTTCACCATCGCTGACGTTTATGCGGTCAACCCGGTATCAAAGCAGAGCACGGGCGTCCTGCAGCAGTTCGTCATTCAGAACGACATCACCGCGACCGGCACGGATTGCACGCTGACGATTGCTCCGGCGATCATCACCAGCGGCCCGTACCAGACCGTCGATAGCGTCCCGGCCGACGGCGCCGCGATCACGATGGTGGGCACCGGCTCGGCGCAGTACGCGCAGAATCTGGTGTTCCACAAGAACGCCTTCGCCCTCGTGATGGCCGATCTGGAAATGCCGGACGGTGCGGTGTTCAAGGCTCGCGAAAGCCAGAACGGTTTTAGCATGCGCGTTATCAAGTACTACGACGGCGAAATGGATGAGGACAAGATCAGGCTCGATGTGCTTTACGGAGTTAAAGCAATCTATCCGGATTTGGCGACGAGACTGTCCGGAACCACCTGATTTTCCTGCATTCTATTGAGGTGAATGGTCATGGCTAGTATACTTCCTTGGTCCGAATGGAACAGAGAGGTATCGGCCGTGGCCGTTTGCTGCATCAAGGAATGCGAGAAGAAAGTTATGGGCTCCGGGATGTGCGCCGCGCACTACGCAAGGCTGCGCAAGTACGGGAACCCAGTCGCTGAGAGGCAAGCGCAATTTCATGGCTTGCCTCTTATGGAAAGGCTGATGAAGCGCGTTGAGAAGGGCGAAACGTGCTGGGTGTGGACGGGCGCAAAGAATCAAACGGGCTACGGCATGATCAATGTCGAGGGCACGCCGCGTCTCGTTCATCGTATTGTCTGGCGAGAGTTGTTCGGGGTGATTTCTCCCGATCAGTTTGTCTGCCATCGATGCGACAACCCGGCTTGCGTTAACCCGGCTCATCTCTTCCTTGGTGATTACCAGATCAACAGCGACGACAAGATCAGCAAGGGCCGCCATCGTTGGGGCCTGTCGCGCGGCGAGAAACACGGCAATGCCCGTCTCTCGCCTGAGATTATTCAAGCAATCCGAGCCAGCGCCGAAGACGGCGTTGTTCTGGCCCGGCGTTACAGTGTCAGCACTTCCCACGTCAGCGACATTCGACGCGGCAAAGTGTGGAAACATCTAAGCTAGGAGAATCATCATGGCAGTTCGCGACCTCACCGACGCCCGCACCGATGGCACGACCATGGGGCAGGACGCTACCGACAAGATCAGCTTCTACGGCGTGACGACGGTTGTTCAGCCGTCGTCCACGACGCAGGCGGCTGTTACCACTGGCGCCACGACCACGCAGGTCGGCGCGCTGGCGAACGAGCTTCGCAGTGCGCTCGTCTCGCTGGGCCTTATTAAAGGCTCAAATTAGTATGCGCGTTGAGCCGGCACGGAGCGTGCGTATCGCCGTGCCGGCTTATGACGCCTTCACCGATGAAAGCCAGCGGTCGGTTGCCGCTGGCATTCTCGCGCTTGACGCCAAGGGCATCCAGGTCGAGGCCGTCGATGTGCTTCGCGGCTGCTGTTATGTGGACCTCGCGCGCAACATTTTGACGGGCAATTTCCTCCGGGGAACGGCCACGGACTTCATCTTCATCGACGCCGACGTTGGCTTCGATCCCGAGAGCCTTGTGCGCTTGTGCGAGGCTACGCGGCCCGTTGTGGCGGGCATCTACCCCAAGAAGGTGGTCCCGCCTGAATGGCCTGTGATGGTCGCCCATGAGCAGATTTGGGCCGATAGCGACGGGCTAATAGAGTGCGGCGTCGTGCCGACCGGCTTCCTCCGGATCAACCGCGCGGTTTTCGAGGCGCTCACGGTGCCCGAGTTCACCAGCCCTGATGGGCAGGTCGGCGCGTACTTCCAGACGGCGGTGCGTGGGAATGTGTTCTGGGGCGAAGACGTGGAGTTCTGCCGTCTCGTCCGTGAGGCTGGTATTCCCATCATGGCCTTTGCCGAAATGGACTTCCGGCACGTCGCCTCCGATGGCCGTGTCTATGTCGGCAATTGGGGCTTTTGGATGCGCTCGCAGTTGAAGGAGGCCGCGTGAAGATCGGCCTCATCATCGGCACGCGAGGCAACCCACGCCGTGCGGCGGCGGTGGTTGAGACAGCGCGCGCCTTGGCGAGCAACAATCACGACGTGTCCGTCACCGTGTCATGCGACGCCGACGACGCGGCCACGGTCCAGTATTTCCGGGGCTATCCGGGGACTCGCATTATTGCCGGCCCGCGACCCGCTGGCGTGGCAGAGGTGTGGAACCGCTGCATTCCGGTTGTGGACGCCGATTTCGTCATTGCCCTAGCCGACGACGGTTTCATTGCTACGCCACTTTGGGACGAGTGCCTCGCCATGCTGGCGACCGAAGGCCGGTTCCCGCGCGAGCTTCTGGCCTTTGCGCTCCACGATACCGCCAACCCCGGACAGCCCACGGTGCTGGGCGGCTCGCGGGAATGGATCGACCTCATCGGCGGCAAGATGATCGATGACCGCTTCCCGTTCTGGTTTGCGGATACGGCCTACGCTGAGACGTGGTCTTTCGTGACGGGCGAGTATCTGCCCATTCTGCCGATCACCATTGCCAGCAAGCCGGGCCGGTTCAACCCGCGCCTGCGCGACATGGGCTTCTGGTGGGACTTCTACGTCGCGACGCGCGGCGAACGTGTCCTGCTTGCCGAGCAAATCCGCCGCGACCTTGGAATTACCCTGCCTTTGGGCCGCCTCCGCGCCATCCTCGATAGTTGGGAAGCGCGCGACAAGCTGGGCCGGCCGGGAGCCATCGAAATTGCAAAGGCTTTGCCAGAGCGTGAGCCGGATGCCGTGTACCTAAGCGCGTACAGGGCCGCTCGCCATTACATGAGGATCGCCGCATGACAGTTAGCAACGCCATGACAGAGGCGGGCATCGCCACGTATGAGCGCATCAACCGGGCGCGCATGAGCCCGCAGGCGATTGTGGCCGCGATATACAACGCAATGGACACGGTGCGGCGCCGCGAGGCCATCAAGGCACCTGGACCGGCTGCCGTTTACGTCCATCAGGCTTGGCCGTCCTATCGCTACGGGCCGAACGGCGAGAGCCGGGTGTTCATGTGCGCCGATGATGTGCCGGACGGCTGGAGCGACACGCCGGACTTCGTGACCGTCGCGCGGGAAATGGGCGCGGAGACGATGGCCGACCTTGCCGAGAAGCGCCGCCCCGGAAGGCCGCGCAAGGAGGCCGCATGACCGACACGATGCGCGACAAGACCGAGGCGGAAGAACGCCTCAACGCCATCAAAGACGCCTTGCACGCGGTCCTTGCGCCGACGCGGCCCCTGTACGAGCCAACCGCCGTTGAGCTTCTGATGGCGCTCAACATGCGCGGCCTGAAGGTGGTGCGAGCCCATGCCTAACGTCCAAAACTTTGACATCGTGGCGGGCGAGACGCGCACGCTTCCCATGTACGCCCGCGACCCCGACAACGCGGTGCAGAGCCTGTCCGGCCTCACGGTACAGTGGCGCGTTGGACAACCGCCGTGGGACCCGGCGCGCGAGACGCCGACGCTGACCAAGACCACCACCATTGTCTCGGCTGCGGCGGGCTCGTTCACGGTCGCCCTGACCTATGACGACACATACCAGCTTGAGGGCGACTTCCTGCACCAGGCGGTCACGTCATCCGGCCTCGTGGTGGTGACGGGGCGCCTTCACGTCCGACAGGGCATCAGGAGCGGATCATGAGCAGCCGAACCGCACGCGACGTGATTACCTACGCCATGCAGGACTTGGGTATTGTGGCGGACCAGGAGGCCATGACCGACACGCAGGGCAATTACGGACTGCGCAAGTTGAACGACCTTCTGGCGGGCTTTGAAAGCGAGGGCATCCGCTACGCGCACACCGATCTCGCCTCGCTCGATACCGTCGTAAACGTGCCGGATGGGCAGTTGCGCAATGTCGGCCTGATGCTGCAGCGCGAGCTTGCCGGGACCTACGGCGTAGCCCTGAGCCCGGATGACCAGTTGGCAATCCAGCGCGCCATGACGGCCCTGCAAGCCTACTACTACGTGCCAATTACGTCGGCTCCCGAGCTTGCGCTGCGGCCTCGCCGGTTTGGTCGCTTCTCGTTCTCGCAAGGATAATTCATGCAGAGAATTGTCGCAGACTTAGTATTTCATGCAGACTTTTCGCGCAGAAATAAAAAGTCTGCTGGTAAATTAGGGCAACGCTGATGCGCGGCCCTCTCGCCCTAGGTTTTGCCCAGCAGCGTTCCCGCCCGGTCAACGCGGCTCGCGTCGTGAACCTGTACGCGGCGTCCACCGCAGAGGGAAGCCGGACCAAGGTCGTGCTGTACGGCACGCCCGGCCAGAAGGCATGGCGCACCATCGGCGGCGACACGATCCGCGCGGGCCTAGAAGCTCAGAGCATAGCCTACATTCTCAGCGGCACGATCCTCTATCGCGTGGAATCGGACGGCACCACGACGGCCTGCAGCGGCGATTTAATCCCGCCCACGGGCGAGGCGACGCTAATCAACAACGGCGGCCAAATTGGCTTGTTGGTGGTTCCTGACTTGTTCGTGATTGTGGGAACGACCGTCACCAAGGTCACGGCGGCGGGCTATCCCAGCGCGGGCCTGTCCAGCATCGCCTACATCGACGGCTATGCGGTCGGCACCGTCAACGACGACTCCGGGCAGTTCCAGATTTCCGGCTTGTTGGACTTCGCCTCGTGGGATGCGCTGGACCTTGCCAGTGCCGAGTCGAGCCCGGACGGCCTGCTCCGCGTGCTGGTCGATCATCGCGAGGTGTGGCTGTTCGGCACGCAAACCGTCGAGGTGTGGGCCAATACCGGCGCGTCGCCTTTTCCCTTCGAGCGCGTGCCGGGCGCCTTGCTGGAGCGTGGATGCGCGGCCCGTCGCAGCCCCGCCAAGATGGACAACTCCGTATTCTGGCTGGGCGATGATCGGATTGTGTACCGCGCCGAAGGCTACCAGCCCGCGCGTATCTCGACACACGCCATCGAGGAAGTGCTTCGCGTCGGCACCGTGTCGGACGCCTACGGGATGACGTATTTCCAGGCTGGACATCACTTCTACGTCCTGACCCTGCCGAGCCTCAACCGGACCTTTGTTTTCGATCCTGCGGCCTCCGCAGCGGCTGGGGCGCCCATCTGGCATGAGCGGCAGTCGGGCACGTCCATTGAGCCTGCCAAGTGGGACGTGCAGTGCATCTTCAGCGCCTTCGGCAAGACGCTTGCAGGCTTGCAGGCTGGCAAGGTCGCGGAACTAGACCTCGATACCTACACCGACTTGGGCGAGCCCATCCGGTCCGTGATTGTCGGCCTGCCATTCTATGCCGAGACGCTGCGGGCAATCATGGTGGACTTCGAGCTTGAGTGCGAGCTGGGCGTCGGCGCGATCTCTGGGCAGGGGGCCGACCCCGAGGTCATGATGCGCTACAGCGACAACGGCGGCTTCAGTTGGAGCCACGAACGGCGCGCGAGCCTTGGCCGGCAGGGTGTCCGCTATATTCGCGCCATGTGGGACCGGCTCGGCGCCTTCCGGCAGCGGACGGTTGAGATTTCCATATCGGACCCGGTGCGCCGTGCCTTCTACGGGATGCGGACCAAAATCAAGCCGTTGCCGCGATGACCGCGCCATTCAATTCCAAAACCCGCATCGTCAACCAGGACGGCACGCCTAGCCAATGGCTGATTGCCTATCTGCAGTTGATCGGAACCGGCGTCGTCAAGCGCACGACCTACACCTACGCGAAGATTGCCACCATGACGCCGACGCTGGGCGACACGGTGATCTGCATCGACGCCAGCACCACCACCATAGGCGACACGCTGGCGGGCGGCGGCTCCAACATCGTGCAGGCCGTAGGCAACGGTACTGACTGGAAGGTGATTTAGATGATCCGTCCTGCTGAACTTAAAGACATGCCCGCTATAGTCGAGATGGGCGAGGCATTTTTCGAAGAAGCTGGATGGGCAGCCCGCGCGCAATTCTGCGTGGACTCGTTCGCGGAAACCGCAACCGCCATGATGGAGCGGGGTATCCTGCTTGTCGTTGACAAGAACGGCGAGGCGGTCGGGATGGCCGCCGCTGTTTCGGCTCCCGCTTACTGGAACAAAAACGTTTCCATCGGGCAGGAGCTTTGGCTATACTGCAAACCAGCCCACCGTAAAGGTGTTGGCGCCGAGTTGCTTAGGCACCTCGAATCCGCCGCCAAGGCGCGCAACGTACAATTCTTCGGCATGGTCGCGGAGCATGGGCTTCGCCACGAAGCACTCGCCCAAGTCTATAAGCGGGCGGGTTATTCGGTTGCCGAGCATACGTTCTGCAAGGCGCTATAAATGGCGATTTTCTCCGCTCTATCGGGTGTTATTGCTCAGCAAGGCGCGCAGGCTGGCGGCAACATGGCTGCGAGCGCGGCCAACCGTGCCGCACAGATGCAGCAGGAAGAGGCGACGCGAGCCCGTGCGGCTCTGTCTCCCTGGGTTGCGGCGGGCGGCGGTGCCATCGGCAAGGTGACGAACCTTCTTGGCTTGGGCACGCTCAAAACGGATGGCGGAAATTATAACACCTATGGGCTTGACCCTGCAGGCGCGAAGGAAACGCAACAGCAGGCGCTTGCCGATTTCGAGACTTCGCCCGGCTACCAGTTCCGCATGGATGAGGGCTCGAAGGCGCTGGACCGCTCGGCAGCCTCGCGTGGCCTTCTCCGCTCGGGCGCGCAACAGAAGGCAATCACCGCCTTCGGGCAGGGCATCGCCTCCGAGGAATACGGGAACTACATGGACAACCTGCTCGCGGTTTCCGGACTTGGCGGGCAAGCGGCGTCCAGTGGTAACAACACGGCGGCGAACCTGACCGGCAACGCGGCGGACAACATCTTCCGGGGTGGCGTGGCGCGCGGCTCCGCTTATTCGGCAGGCGCCAACGCGCTTGCAAGCGGGATCAGCAAGGGCGTCGAGAACGCGGCCGGCGTGATCGGCTACAAGGGGTGGTTTAAGTGAGCGGCGTTCTTTACCCGGACCTCGCTCGCTCGTTTGCGCTCGGCTCACAGCTTCGCGTTCAGGAAGAAGAACGCGGCATAGATAAGGAAGTAAACGAGCTAGTTCCGGCTGCGATGAAAGGCGACCAAGCCGCTATCGAGAACATCGCCAGAAAGCGCCCGAACGTCGCTATGGGCATTTCCGGGATGCTGGAGAAGATGGACGCGGGCCGCCGCGCCAAGGTCAAGGAAGCGTCGGAGTGGACGGCCAAGGCCGCTATGGGCGTGCTGAGCCTGCCGGAAGCCGAACGCCCGGCTGCGTATCAGGCTGCGTTGGCAGAGGGCCAACGTCTCGGCTACCAGATTGACATGCCGCCGCAGTACGACCGCGCGGTAGACGGTCGGCTGAGGCAGATACTCAACCAGACCCGCACGTTTGAGAACTATTGGAAGGACAAGCAGGAAGGCTTTGACCTCGTGCCTTCGGGCGGTGGTGGTGCGGCCCCGCCTTCGGCTGGTGGTGGTGGTGGCGTCAACCCGTACAACATCGGCAACGTTCGCCCGGTCGGCGGTGGCCCCAACAGCGGCTTTCAGCAGCCCGCCTCGCTAGACGACGGCATCCGCTTGGCGGTCAACAACGTCAAGGCGTACCCGGCCAAGTTCAACAACGGCCAGCCCATGACGCTGATGCAGATCGGAGCGCGTTGGGCTCCCGTTGGTGACGGCGCAAACGATCCGGGGCAGTGGGCTCGCAACGTCGCCAGCATCGGCGGCCTTGATCCCAACCAGCCGCTCGACCTGAACGACCCCATGACGGCGGCCAAGTTCGCGCGTGGCGTTCACGGTGCCGAGCATGGCGCCAACAAGGTGCTTCCGCCCGAGCGATACGCGCAGGCGATCACGGGCGGCGCCGCGCCTCCCGGCATCGCCCAAGGCGACACCGCTCCCCCCGCCGATGCGTCCGGCACTCCCATTCCGACCTCTGACGGTGGATCTGTTCCGCGCGAAGTCATGCGGATGATTACGCCCAACCTCCCGCCGGGCACCAGCCTTGGCCGGGACAGGAAGACCGGGCTGTTCAAAGTCCAGGAAGGCAACTTTGTTGTCTACGACAGCAACAGAAACCCGGTTGGGTTGATCCCCATCCCGAAGCCGAAGGAGCCGGGCGCCGGCCCGTTTACCGGCACTGGCACTGAGGCTCAGGCGCTTAACATGCTGATCGCCAACGGCACTCTGACGCCGCAGCAGGCGGCGGAACTGGCGGCGGGTAAGACCGTTGCCGACCCCGAAACGAAGCAAATCATATTCATGACGCCGTCCGGCATTTTCGGGGGAAGGCCGGGGCAACCGCCTCAGCCTATCACCGGACCGTCGCCCGGCATGGCGGCACCCGCTCCGATGCCGTCCGCTGGCGCCCCGGCTGGCGTTCCCGCGCCTGCGGCTCCCGCCGTTACTGTTCCTGCAAATCCCGGCTCCATCCCGTTGACGGGCGTCAAGCCAACCGGCCAGCCGTCTGCAACCGAAATGGCGAAGCTGCGGTCGGCTCGCGTTGAAGCCGACAAGATCACGGCAGCGGCGAACGACTTCAAGACGGAATGGGCAAAGGCGACTCCAGCGGAGCGCGCTCGCTCTCTGGCGGGCGCCAACACGCCGCTGAACGCCTCGTACAACAATTTTGCCTTGCTGGCGAAGGGCGACGCCTTGTTTCAGTTGGGCGTGCTGAATGGTCCCGATCTCGACATCATCCGCCGCACGATCCCGGACCCGTCGACGTGGAAGTCAATCATGACTTCGGAGAACGACGTTACGTCGTCCGTCGACAAGGTGCTGAACATTCTGAATAACGGCGTGTCATCGACCGAGCGGCAGCTTGGCATCACGCCGCCGCAGGGCGCGCAGCCCCCGCAAGGCGCGAAGCCCGGCACCTATTTGGGGCCAGACAACAGCCCGATTAGCTGGCCGGAGATCGAGGACACAGCCAAGAAACGCGGCATCACCACTGATGAGGTTGTGAACCGCCTTGGCCTGAAGCCGACGGGGATGCAGTAGTGGCCGACCTGTTCGACCGTTACGGCGTCCCGGCAAGCCCTGCCGCGCCTGCGGCTGGTGGTGATCTGTTCGACCGTTACACGTCGGGCAGTCAGGGCGGCGTGCAGGACTACGAACCGCAGGGCTACAGCGGCGGGCAGATGGTCGCGCGCAAGGTTGGCTTGGCAGCGCAGGGCGTCAACGACGCCTTCCTGCCTACGATTATCGGCGCTCCGGTGGATGCCGTAGCCTGGGGACTGCGACAGGCCGGCGTGCCTGTGAACGATCCCCTTGGCGGTTCCAAGTCCATCAAGCGCGGGATCGACTATGTCGCCACCTTGCCGGGCCGCGTGTCGGATGCCGTGTCTCAGGGCTCAACCGCGCCTCTAACGGATTCGCGCACCTCGCGCATCGAGCCTGTGACGCAGGGTGAGCGCACGGCATACGGTGCAGGCGGGGGCGTCGGCAATGCGCTGGCAGTCGCCTTGCCGGCTGGCATGGTCGCGCGAGGCGCACAGGCGGGAACCGCGACGCAGGGCGTTGCCAACGTGCTGGCCTCTCAGCCCGTCGTACAGACGGTTGCGGGCGGCGTGGGCGGTGGCGTCACCGGGGCAACCGATAACCCACTGTACGGCCTTGGGGCCTCGCTGGCGGTGCCTCTGGCGGCGGCTGGTGTGCGTGGCGCTATCTCGCCTGTGACCAACCGGCTTACGCCGCAGGAACAGCGCCTAGTTGCGGCGGCGCAGCAAGAAGGCATCCAGCTTACGCCCGCTCAGATGACCGGCAGCCGCAGCCTTCGCGGCGCTGAAGAAACAATGGCGCGCATGCCGCTGTCCAATACGCCCATGCAGGGCGCATTTGAGACGCAGCGCGGCCAGTTCAATCGCGCCGTCATGCAACGTGCGGGCGCCGTGGCCGATGACGCTTCGCCCGATACGATGCAGCGCGTGTTCACGGGACTTGGGCAGGTTTTTGATGACCTGTCCGCCCGCACGACGGTCAATGTGGATCAGCGTTTCGGGCAGGACGTGCAGCGCGTCGCGGCGAATTATGGCCGCCGGCTCGAAACGGACGTGGCCCCGGTTTTCCAGTCCTACCTTGACGACCTGCAGCCGCTCATCCAGGCGGCGAACACACCGGGCGCGGCCCCGCAGATCGCGGGCGACGTGTACCGGACCATGCGCAGCGACATCACCACGCGCATACGGGAGACGAACAATCTTCCGCTTCGCCGGGCGCTGGGCGGGCTGGTCGAATCCCTTGATGATGTCATGGAGCGCAGCACGTCGGGCGCATTGCGGGCTGAATGGCAGGAAGCCCGCCGCAACTACGCGAACCTGATGACGATTGACCGCGCCATGCAGGGCGGCACGCAGACCGGACGGTCAGCGGGTGACGTGCCTTTCAATGCGCTGTCCACCGCCGTCAAGGGCTCAGATCGCACGGGCTACACGCGCGGGCGGGGCGACCTGAACCAGCTTGCGCGCATTGGCGACTACATTGCCGACAAGGTGCCCAATTCCGGCACTCCCGAGCGGTTGGCGTGGCAGAACATTCTTACCGGCGGCGGCCTGTTTACAATGGGCGCTGCGTCGGGTGTCGGCTTGCCTGCGGCTG